CTTCCAAATTCTTTGTGTCTAAAAAAGTATCACTAAAAGCTTCGCTAATAGGGTCAAGGTTTCTTTCTATGTGTTGAGTTGTAAGTTTTGCTCCTCTCGCAAAATTAGTTTTAGTTAGTTTAGGCATTTATTATTTCTCCACAAGTTCTAAAAAACCTACTGCTATGTTGTAGCGGTATCCTAAATGAAATTTATCATCAAATTTGTAAGGTGAAAATTCACCATAACCCGTTAATGGGTTTTCTTCGTTTTCTTCTACATTTATGGCGCAACCAAAACCAAAGTGTATTCTACTTTGTTGTGGAACTGGAATGTTTAAGTTTTTATCCCACCAACTTTCATAAACAGGATGATTACTTACTCCTGCGTCAATAGGAATTGTAGCATTTTGGTAAAGGTTTGGTAGAAAGTCCTGATTTGGAATTCTATTGCTTCTATCCAAAGTCCAGTTTAGAGGTGTTGAAGGGTCGCGTGGAACCATACCTTTTGCTCTTGCGTCCATTTGTGGAACCGACAAAATACCTGAAACGAGTGGAACACCTTTCTCTACTCTTCGCCAAAGAACAGAACCTTTTCTTTTATCGTCAGCGTTAAAAACACTATCAAGATAAACTTGACCCCACCATTTTAGATTAGCATTTGCTATTTCTGGTTCTGTGTAAGGTAATTCTCTTGCTTCGTCTGGTTCTCTGTAAAGACCTGTGTAAATGTCTCTTTCCCAAATAATCGCTATGTCAGTAATAATGGAAGGTTTTTCTAAATAAACACTCCAAGTTCTACCAACAACATCGCTTCCGTTGTAGTTAGGAATAAGATTGGAACCAGCAGGCATAGCAGCATTTTGTCCGTTGCCATCTAACATTTGAGTTCCTTTCCAACGCCATTCATTATTAACATCTGTTTTAATTCCAGTATTACCTTGAACATCTCTGGTAAAAGAATTGTAGAGAGGAAAGAAAGCATTTAGAGGAAAACACTGGTCTATTGTGTCTTCTGTTGCTGAAAAATGTCCTGATTGCCAACCTGAATAAAACATTCTTGGAGCGAACATTTGTTTTAGATTTTCTCTTGGAATGTTATTTAACTTTCCATAGGTGTCCTCAAAAGCTTTGTCTATTCTTGTTCCGTCAATTGTAGAGCCATCTACAAATTGTTCTTGTGTTATTTTTCTATTGGGTGGTTGTGAAGCCATTAGGTTTGCTCTCCAAAAATAGTTATGTTGCTATGGTTTATTGCTGTTGTATTAAATCCGCCATTTACAGAAACATCATTAGCAACACCAAGAGTATTATTAATAACATTTCCGTTTGTTTGTGTTCCACAAAACCAACAACCAACGAAAGAAACTCTACAACCAGATTGAATTAAAACATAACAATCATTAGCGTTCTGTATGTTATTGTCTTTTCTAAATACACAATTCTTAAACAACACTCTACTATTAGAATAAATAGTTAGTAAAGGAGAAGAAGAACCTACTGAATAGAAATCTATGTTCTCAAAAATAGAAACTTTACCAAAACCTTCTACTCTTATTGTATCTCCTGTTGGCGCTACAACTGAATAGTTTGTTCCTTGTAAAACTGAAATTGAGTTTCCGCTGGAAGAAACATTTTCATACTTAAATGTTGTGTTCGTCAGTAATAAGTTTTTATCATTCTGTTTTGTTTTAGAAACATCAATAACTATGTTTTGACTTATTTGTTGTAAGTCCCTTACTTTTTGGTCCAATTGTAGTTCATTGTCTATTCCAACTCCCTTGTCTTGATTAGTAGCAGCAGCGGAAACCTGTTGAGAGGTTTTATTTATTGATTGTCCCGCATTTCCTCCAAATCTAATAACAGGCATTATTGCGCTCCTCTATCGTGTTTCCACCTTCTACGGCTGTCGCTTGTGAGCCTGAACGCAGACATTAATTTATTGATTAGTAGTTTAGTTGCTATGCTTTGGCAATAACCATAAAGAGTAATGTAGAAACTGGTTCCCTTTGTTCCAGTTGAGAAACTGGTTGGGTAGTAGTCCTCACCATCTATTAGAATAGTTCCGCCTAATGTTTGTGGTGGAGCATAACTTAAATTAGCATAAGTCGCTGATGTATTACCAAAAACTTTTGGTTCATTCTGATTTACGACATTTGTAAATTCGCCTTGTGAAACATCTAAAACATTTACTAAACCATTTTGACCATCTACAAGTCCGTCGTTTATTGAGGGAGGTGTCATAGTCCAATCTATTACCTGACCTTGATAATTATTAAAGTCAGTAGAAACCATAACATTTATTAAGCCTCTATCACTTACCCATTCATTTACGCCTGTTCCATCATTTGCTATGTTGGGGAAAGGTCCATTACTGAAAACTTTTAAGAAACCGCCTCTTACTTTTAGAATTTCTCCTTTCTCTCCTTGTTGTGGTTGGCTTTGTAGCATCCACTCAATAGGATAAGAACCATTTTTATTAACTGCTTCACCTTCTACTTGTAAAGCATAATCTCTTTCAGCATAACCAAACTCTTCAACAATAACAGCAGCGTTATTTGCTGTCCCATTAAACTCAACTGAATTTAACGACCAACCAACACCCATAGAGGTATTATTACTTATGGCTAATGGCTTCATTATTAGCCAGAATAAAGGCTGAACTTGACCTAAAACATTTAAGTAATTTCCAAAGTAAGTAGGAGTATTTGTTCCGTCATACTTTATTTCTAATGTTCCACCACCAACAACTCTAATGGTTGCGGAAGCAGCAACAGGAATAGTGTAGCCAAAATTGTCCGCAGAAGGTAAGCGGTTAGGATGCCAAATAACATCGCAATACTGGTTTTCAAAACCTTTTACGATGTTCATTATTTCCCAATAAAAACCATTAAAATTTAATGAAACCTTAAAGTCGTCTATTGCTGTTCCAGCAAAACCGCCTTGCGCTGAAACTCCAACTGGAACAACATAATAAGGTGTATTAGCAAGTTCAGCATTGTTATTACCATAACCAATACCGCTGTCTGAAATTACACCATCATAAACAGGAGAAGGCTTACCTATTACTAACTGATAGCCAGTTCCAGAAGCAGGAAAGCTTGGATTTGCTAAAATAACAGAAGAGTTTTGATAAACCTTTTTATCTTCGTGGTATGAAACAGAAAAATCAGTTCCACCCGCAACTTTCCAACGATAAATGTTATTTGTTCTATTAGCGTATTGAGCCGCTACAACCTCATTATTTAGAGGAAATCCACCAGTTAGTAATAGTTGTTGTTCTAAATTAATAATAAATAGGTCGTCGCCATTGTCTATTAAACGAAAATCAGTTTCTAAACGAGAGTATTTACGAAAGTTGTATTCGTCTGTTTCTGGGTCTTCTATCATAGTCATAGTAGTTTCCCAAGACCAAATACTAAACATCTTTTGTTGGTCTATTACCCAAGCCATCTTCTGTTCTGGAACAACAACAAATACCAACCCATTAAGCGGGTTCTTCGCAAAATGAAGACCCTTTAAGCTTTTCCAATTGTAGGAAATTCTTGGTTGTTCGTAGTTTAATTGTGAAAATCCGTCTTGGCTTGTTCTGTTGTAGTAAGTTGTTGGCTCTTCAATAAACCTACGGAATAGTGGTCTAATAGGGTCTGCTATATCTTTGAGTTCTGTTCCAGTTGAAACATAAATACCTGTGTCGTCGCAGAAATAGAGTAGATTTTCTACCTTTATTTTTGCCTGACTATTGAGACAACCAAAGTTAGAGTTTAGTTTTATTGTTCTACCGCTGGTTTGTATTTCACTACCAACGGAAGGTTGATACATAAATGTTTCAGTAGAGGTAAAGATTAATAAAACACCATTTATTTCGCTTACTGCTGTAATAATGTTGTCTGTTGGAACACTTAAAATGTTGTCTGCTATGATTGCTGAACCATTAAAAGTGTCGCTGAAATAAATACTACGACCATAAGCCATAGCAAGGCGATTATTAATTGCTGTAATGTCTGTTGGAACTGGAAACTCACTTTGGTTTAGATAAACAAAACCATTAGCAAGCAAGCCTTCACCAGCAGAACATTTTTCAATAAAGCCTGTTTCACTCCAACCATTTCTACCACTCATACCACCAAGAGTGTATGAATGAGCGCCAGCAAAAGTAGTTTCTACTTGTGTGTCTGGTGGAGCATCAAAAATAATTGGGCGGTAAGCATAAAGACCTAATTGAGTTGTTCCAAAATAAACAACATCTCCAAGTGTAGGAGAGTTTAGTTCAGCCCAATAAAAGGGGTCATTTATTTCTGGGTTTATTGGAAATACTTTTGTATGAGTTTGTTGTGTTAAATCCCTATCATAGAAACCGAATTGCTGTTCCATAGGAATAAAATCATCTATTTCACTTGTCTTTCCACCTATTACTTGTTCGTAATGTCTATTGGTGTCTATGTCATAAATAGAAACTACATACTGGTATGTTTGTTCTGGAATAATAACGAAATCTTGTGGAGTGAAAATGTTTCCTTCTCCAACATCAGTTCTTCCGTCGCTTCCATCTCTGTTTAGAACTGAAATTTGGGCTATGAATAAAGAAAGTATTTGTCTATTACCATACGAGGTTGTGAAAGAACAAGAACCAAGTTGTTTGTAATAGCCAATAAACTCGTTATTCTGTGAAACATTTTTACTAATAAGGTTGTAGGAGGTATTGTGTGAATAAACACGACCAAAACCTTCTCTTACTTTCCAAGTATCAGGTGGTAGAGAGTAGCAGTTTTTAACATAAGAACCTCTTTCTGGTTCTTGATAAACAACGCCAACGGGCATAATGTCTGCTTGTTCTGTGTTCGCCATTTATTCGTCCTCTTAATAGTAATAAACATCGTGGTCTTCCACCAGAACTCTATTATTTGCTCGCATTTGGCGACCAAACTGAATAAACTCTTTGAACTCATTTGTTCTTTGAGCCAATTGAGCTTCTGTTGCTTGTTGTAATGCGCCATCTCTAACAGCATAATTTCTGTAAGCAATCAAAGCAATAAGGTCGTGGTAGTTTATTGTTGTTGTGTCTGGTGGTGTTGTTGCTGAAAGATTAGACCATAATGCGGGGTCTTGTTGCTTAACACCAAGAATAGTTAAATTACCAGCAGAAGAATAAACACCGCTTAAATAAAGCAGATTACCTTGTAAAAAATAACTTGGAGCAGCCAATAGGTCTGGAACAAAAAGGTCATTGTAAGAACCAGCCGCTCGTAGTATTTGAGTAATAGTAGTTAAATCACCTAATAGTTGTGTTTGAACCACATCTGTTATGTGAAGCATTACTCTACCAGAAGAATAAGCAAGGTTTCCTAAAATACTATTCGTTCCACCTGGAACTATTGGGCTTTGTGTTAAATCAATTACATTTTGAGTTGTTATTGGTAGGTTCGCAAGATTTTCAGAAAAAACCTTTGGGTCTATTTGAAAAGCTATTTCTCTAAATTGGTCGTAAGCTATTTGTAGGTAAAGCTTAACATCGTCGTCAGTTAAGAAGGTCTTATTTGGTTCATCTACAAATTGTCTAAATAATCTTGCTATTTGCTGAATAGTCATTTATTACCCTCCAACTCCACCCATACGAGGATTTACTCCTGCTCTTCCATAATTGCTTATTCCGTCTGCCCCTGCTCTTTCACCAGCTTCGGTAATGGTCTTTGCTAATGCTTTGTATGCTGGCTCTTGGGCTTCTTGATTTAGTTGTTGTCCTGTTCCTGCTAATGTTTGTAGTTGAGCCGCCATAGAATTTGTTCCCATTAATGCTTCATCAACTCTCTTGGTTTCAGGTGGGACAACTGGGAATACTTTGTTTCTTTGTAGATTTTGTAGAGCGTCAGGAGCTTTACCAAATGAAACCATAGCGTTAAACACATCACTAATGTAGTCCTGTGTAGGCATAGGTAAGGTCTGGTATTCATCAGCCTTAATGTATTCGCTGAATACTCTACTAAATGTATCTATGTCGTCGCTGTTGTAGATTTCTACTTGCGCTCCTTGCTTGATTGCCTCTATTAACTGCTTGGCTTCGCTTGTAGAAGCCATCTTATCCATAATAGCAGTCATACCACCTGTCTTAAATGAAAGCTCTTTTAGGGCTGTTGGTGGGTCAATTAGACCAAGTTGTAGCATTTCAAGAACTTTGGCATCTCTGTCTGGTAATTCACTACGGAATAGAGAGTTTGCCTCAATAAAGACCTCTGGGAAATCAACTATGTTTTCGTCTTTAATTTCACGGAAAACTGCTCCACCAGAATTGTCTAACATTCTCATAAATACAGGTTCGGTGTAGTAGGTCTTCATCATAACCAAAACACATTCAGCCATTTTCTTTACGGCGAACTCTATGCTTTGTTGAGTTAGTTGTAGTTGTGAAGCATCGCCTTGTTGTAGGGCTTCTATGCCCTTACCAGAGACAATACCTACTGCTCTTTTACCAACTGAAACAGAGTGAATACCTGAAACATCCATCATTTCTGCTTGAACTCTTTGAATGTTATCTAACACATAAGCAGGAATAGGTTCTCCTGCTACTTGCTCTGGCTTACCACCAGCAGGATTGTAATAAACTTTTTCGCCTGCTGTATTTGTAATTGCTTGGGCTGAAACACCAGCGGTTTTTGGAATTAACCACTTTGGATTAGACATAAGCTCAACATTGTCTAAAATTTGATTACGGAATTTATTGTATGAGTTCTGTAAGTCAATAAGAGGTTGAATTAAACCAACGCCCCATAGACGATTTGGAATTTCTGTGTAGCGAAGGTGTTGAACTGGGAAGGCTCCTTCTGGAAATTCTCCCTTGAATAAATAAAAGTCATTAGTTAAAACAGCATAACGACCATCTTTCCAATAAGCCTCAAAAACCTCAACTCTATTTGGAGGAACTGAATAAGAGGCTGTCTCTCCGTCTTTTGTTGTTGTGTAATCACCTGAACTTGAAGCGAGGTCTTGTATTTGTTTCTTCTTTTCTGGGTAAGCAGCC